ATAATGGCGAAAGTATGGACCGACGCCAACGTGGCGGACTTCTAAGTAGTCCTGATGGCTGGAGTTACCATTGTTTCAATTGTAATTTTACAGCCAGCTTTATTCTGGGACGCACTCTTAGCTTCAAGGCACGTAAGTTATTGGAATGGTTGAATGTACCTCAAGAAGAAATTGAGCGTATTAGCTTAGAAAGCATGAAGCATCGCAGCATTGCAGGTCTATTAGATGATAGACAACGAACTGCTGCTGCCATACAAAACATACGTTTTGAAGAACGAGATATAGGTGGAGTTGAGTTTGTAACAGCTCGCCATATAGAAATTTGGAAATATCTGCGACGCAGGCTTGCACCCTTAGATTATCCTTTTATGGTTAGTGCCACTCCCTCTGCCAGACCTGGCGTAATCATACCATTTACCTATGATAACACAGTGGTGGGCTGTACAACCAGATTTTTAGATGATCGTAAACCTGTATGGGTAAACGACTTCCAACCTGGATATGTATTTGGTACAGATCTACAACATTCGGCCTGGCAGCATGTAATTGTGACCGAAGGTATTTTTGATGCATTGAGTATTAGCGGGCTCGCACTTATGCACAACACCGTAAACGATGCTCAAGCCAGACTAATACGTAACTTGGGTAAAGAAATAACAGTAGTTCCGGACCAAGATAAAGCCGGCATGGAACTTGTTGATCGTGCTATAGAACTGGGCTGGGCTGTAAGTATGCCTGCTTGGGAAGATTGCAAAGATGTAAACGATGCTGTAATTCGTTGGGGTAGACTGGCAACTTTGCTAACTATAATGCAGGCCCGAGAAACTAGTCGAATTAAAATAGAACTGAGGAAACGACAACTTGTTAAAAAATTACGATAAACTTTGGGTCTTTGGTGACAGTTATACTACCCCTGATGTTTGTGTAGCACCACAAGACAGCTTTTGGGGATTGTTGGCATCTCATGTTGGCATACCTGTCATTAAAAATTGCTCTAGACCGGTCAATAGTTTTGACGCAGTATGCCAACTGCTGGTAGGACTACAAGATGAAATAAATTGGAATCAAGACCTGGTACTGATAGGCATACCCCCATTGGAACGTATTACGGTGTTTGATGATTATAAAGATACTGAATATCTGGGACATTCTATCAATACCAGTGACTGGCACAATGAATCTTTTGATATCTCGTGCCATCGTGGTCTGGTGTCTTTGCAAAATTATGGCACTGACAAAGAATTGATTATACATCATGATCGAGCTTGGTTAGAAATGCAGACTTTACGCACAGTGTTTTTGTTGACCAAGTGGCTGGATAGCATTGATGCCAATTATATGATTCTAAATTTAAGCAAGGATCTTGACGTAGGAAATCAATGGGGACCCAGCAATTTTGTGTTACCATACTGTATGAATCACCCACGTGGTATCTTGTTTAAAGATACCTATCATGGTATCAATATCGGAGTCAACAAACCAGCTGACTCAGACGACCCCTGGGGCCATCATGGCTCTGCTGGAAATAGATATTTCTTTGAAAAATCTTTATTACCGACTATGGAAAGGAATGGACTTTGTTAAAAGAATACGGTATTGATGTGCAACGACTATTCTTAGAAATGATGATGCAAGATGCATCCAGCTATGTACGTGTGCAGAACATTTATAATCCAGAAAACTTTGATCGTACGCTGAGACCGGCTGCCGAGTTCATTATGACACATTGTAATGATCATAAGACTATGCCAGATCGCACACAAATTAAAGCAACCACAGGAATAACATTACAAGAAATACCAGACTTGACCGAAGGACACTTTGATTGGTTCCTGGAAGAGTTTGAAGGGTTTACTCGTAGGCAAGAACTGGAACGTGCAATTTTAAAGTCAGCAGACCTATTAGAGAAAGGTGAGTATGAACCTGTTGAAAAGCTGATCAAGGACGCAGTACAGATTAGTCTAACCAAAGACTTGGGCACAGACTTCTGGGCAACTCCGAAAGAAACACTCAACAAGTATTTTAACAAGGGCGGCCAGGTTTCGACAGGTTGGCCTCAGATGGATCATATCTTGTATGGTGGATTTAGCCGAGGCGAGTTGAACATCTTTGCCGGCGGATCTGGATCAGGTAAGAGCCTGGTCATGATGAACCTGGCACTGAACTGGTTACAGCAAGGCTTGTCCGGAGTGTATATTACACTAGAACTGTCGGAAGAATTATCCACATTGCGTACAGCAGCCATGTTGACAGACACAAGTACCAAAGACATTCGACGTGACTTGGATACCACCGAACTCAAAATTAAGATGGCAGGAAAAAAAGCTGGGGCATATCGTATCAAGAGTTTGCCGGCACAGAGTAATGTAAACGATATACGAAGCTTTATCAAAGAGTACGAAATCCAAACAGAATCAAAGATTGACTTTGTCATGATCGACTACTTGGACTTGATTATGCCTGTGTCCATCAAGGTTAATCCCAACGATCAGTTTATCAAAGACAAGTACTCAGCAGAAGAGCTGCGTAACTTGGCAATTGAACTTGGTGTGCTAATGGTCACAGCATCGCAGCTTAACCGTAGTGCAGTTGAAGAAATTGAGTTTGACCATAGTCATATTGCAGGTGGTATCAGTAAGATCAACACAGCTGACTTTGTGTTTGGTATCTTTACCAGTCGTGCCATGAAAGAGCGTGGTAAGTATCAGATGCAATGCATGAAATCACGCAGCAGTCAAGGTGTTGGTAGCAAAGTAGACTTAGACTACAACATTGAAACCATGCGTATTACAGATGCCGGGCTGGACGAAACAGGGCATGCATTTAGCAACGGTGGTCCACCGAGACCCAGCATCATGGATTCTATCAAGGCCCGCAGCCAACTCACTAAATCGGATAACGATGAAGATACACTCAAGATCACAGCTGATGTACAAAGTAACAAGCTGAAACAATTGTTGGGACAGATTAAACAAAACTAATGACACTGTTGTTATCTACTTTTGCCAAGATTTCTGATGGATATGATGCAGCATATTCTAATAAATAAACCAAGAGATCAGGAAAAATGCAGAAAAAAACCCGTAGCATTCTGGAAGAATTAGACACGATCTATCAAGATCGATTTCAGGATCGCGATCGTCGCTATGTGGTAGAAAGTCGTGCCACAAATGTGATTGCCAGCGCCATTAGACTGATCGAACAGATTGAATCAGCGTATCCTACTGATCAAGCCGAAAATTTAGTACGCAAATTACTAAATGCAATCCGTGATCGAGATCCAAAAAAATTCACAAGAACAGTCAGGAGAAGTGATGCAGATTAAACATATACTCAAAGAACAAACACCTGTGGCACTGTCTGCACAGCCCGGTGCACCTGCTGCACCTGCAGTAAAAAATGTTCAACAAGCAGCTGGACAGGTCAAAGGCCAACAAACCCAGGGCATGTTGAATGTGCAGGCACTGAAACAACTGTTGCCGGGCGTAGATGGTGCCAAGTTGACACAGGCCATGCTGGCTGTCAAGTCAGGTGCCATGACTGCAACACACTATCAGATTTTGGGCATAGCATTTCAAGAATTGGTGCAGGCCGATCCTGCTACCACTGTGAAAGTAATGAACTTGTTGAAGCGAGTGCAACAGGAACCAGTCTCAGAATCCAAGACAAAAGGCTCAAGATAAATCATGCAAATTTTTGAATTAGCTCAAAAACAGCAGAGTGCTGTGTTGATTGAAAATGTATGCCATGATCTCACCAGAGATCAGCGCCGCATTGTTGAAGGTATTGTGCGAGAACTGCGTCCCTTGTTTGAAACAACTCTCACTGCTGATCAAATACAACAGATTTTCCAACAGGCTCAACAAAAACAAACTGCACAAGGCGGTGCTGGCCGTACCGTAATTGGAAAAGCTGTAGATGCAACCAAGGCAGTGGCTGGTACAGTCAACCGGGCCATTGACGGACTGGGCGGGTACCTACAGAAGACTGCACCTGTACAATATTTTGATCAAAAGTTTGAAAAGCTAAAGACCGATGTCACTGCAAAACTAGGTGCGGATAGTGCTGCGATCAAGACCATCAATCAGTTGGGGCAATATGCCAAGGCCAATCCTGGCAAGACTGCATTTGTGATCGGAACATTGACAGCAATAGCAGCATTAGCCACAGGCCCTGGCGGTGCAGCTGTTGCAGGACAAGTGTTGCGTGCTGCAACGGAATTATTGAAAGGTGAAAAACTGTCAACTGCTGTGGGCAAGGGTCTCAAGACAGCAGCATTTGGTTATCTCACAGGTTCGGTGCTGGACAGCATTGGCGAGTGGTTCCGGTCATGGACCTTGGACATGGTGCAGTACACACCTGAAATTAGAAAAGCCAAATTTGGATGGAGTGAAACAATAAACTTTAGCGCGGAGGATATTGCGCGAGTAAACCAAAGGTACGCCCTGCCAGGAACCGAGCTTCTTAGTGCGTCTAGTAGTGAAGCTGAAGCCCTCAATGGATACTTTAGAAATGCTGATGCAGATCGTCTATCTCAATTGGTCAAAACATTCAACACTACTGGTAATCCAACGGCCAAGACCCAGGCATGGGATGAATTTAGAAAAATCTTTGCAAAGTGTACAGAACCTGATTATTTTGAAGGCGCTGTTGTTGACGACAATACTGCACGACAGTTGGCCATAGCCAACGATAAACTGTATCAGGTTACGACCAAAATGACCAAAGGCATAGCAGCAGCCGCTCAGGGTATTGTACAAGCTGCTACCGGTGCAACTAAAGCCGCTCCTGCTGCCGCTCCTGCTGCCGCTCCTGCTGCCGCTCCTGCTGCCGCTCCTGCTGCCGCTCCTGCACCTGCAAACTTTAATCAAGTTCGTGAACGTTACACCAGATTGACCAATAAAGAAATACGTGAAATATTTGCCATTACCGGCGGACAGATCACAGAAGGCCCTGTCTTAGACAAACTCAAATCTTTTGGAACCAAACTGACTACCAAACAGGTAGACACAGCAAATCTGTATAGAAGTTGGGAAAAAAGTGGCAAGCCAGACGACAGTGGTATCATTGCTGATATTTTAAAAGCCGGCAATGTTTCTGATGATGTGATTCAAGATATTTACAGTGCTATGAATATTGAAGTTGCTACTCCTGCAGGTCGTTATCGACCTCCTGCGCAGTTCGCTGCGCAACCCACTGCTGCTGCTGCCGCTGCCGGCGCTGCAACTGGCTCTGGCGCTGCAACTGGCACTACACAAGACCAGGGTGCAAACGTATTTGGAAACATGGCACAAACCATGAAAACTATGCAACCGCCTGGTGCTACTAGTACAGGTGGATCAGTCGCACAAACTCCCACAGGATTAAGGCACACAGCTAAAACTGCTGGCAATACTGCACAATCGGGTGACGAACCTGCAGATAGTGCTGCCGGGATTGGACAAAAATTTACCAAAGCAAAACAAACACCAATTTCTAGCGCACCAGGTGCATCTGATCTTTCTTCTATGACTCCGCCGCAGCTGATATCTAAACTGCAAAAAACACTATCACCAGAAGCATTTAATGAATTAGCTACATTAATGCTTAAATCAAAAATGTCAGGAATGAATAAACCAAAATGAATTTAAACGAAGGCGGCAACGTATTCAAAGATGCTGCTGGTCAATCATTGACCCAGCGTATTGCACAAGCAGATGTCATGCCCACTGCACAGTGGTTAGAGAAGATTACTGGCTTGGACCTCACAAAAGACAAAGATAAACGCGATGGCAAACCCGTCAAATGGTTAGGGTCAACTGGTCGCAAAGCAGACTCCGGTGACTTGGATCTTAGTGTAGATGCTGGTGAAATGAGCAAAGATCAATTGGTCACAGTATTAGCACAATGGGCCAAGAGCAAAGGTGTAGATCCTGCCAAATACATCAAGAAAACAGGTTCAGCTGTACATTTCTTTACTGCCATTGGCGGCAATCCTAAAAACGGGTTTGTGCAAACTGACTTTATGTTCAGCAACAAGCCACGATGGACACAGTTTGTATTGAGCAGCGATCCACGCAGCAAATACAAGGGTGCCCTGCGTAACATCATGATGAACTCAATGGCCAAGGCCTTGGGCTACAAGTTAAATCAAAATGACGGCATCATGAATCGTGCCACGAATGAACTGATCACCGACGATCCTTCCATGGTGGCACAGATGCTGCTGAGTCCCAACTCTACCATTGTTGATCTCTACAGCGTAGAATCTATCTTAAAAGCCCTAGAAGCTGATCCCAAACGTGCTGCAAAAATTGCTGACTTCAAGGCACACATGGAACGCGAAGGTATAAAATTTGACGAAGGCATCTACGAGAACACAGCACTATACACAGAATACAACGAAGTCAGCATGATGGCTCGTTTACGTGATCGCATTGTGAATCAGGGCATGCAGGTCATTGTGGAAGGAGTGCGCATTGAACACCCTGAAGACATGATCTTTGATCAACGACCCAGTGCCGGCCTCAAGCAAGCACTTGACGGTATTGTGACTGCTGCTCGCAATCCCAGCGAAACCACAGTGAAATGGGATGGAAAACCTGCCATCATATTTGGCCGTAAACCTTCGGGTGAGTTTGTGTTGACAGACAAGTCAGGATTTGGTGCCAAGGGCTATGACGGCTTGGCCACCAGCACAGATCAAATAGCCCGGATTATGGCACAGCGTGGTGGAGAACGTGGTGAACTGATTGCCTTATATCAACGCTTGTTTCCCTTGCTGCGTCGCGCAGTACCTGAAGATTTCCGTGGCTATATTCAAGGCGATCTGTTGTATAGCCAAACCCCAGAGTTAAAAGGCAACAACTATGTGTTCACACCCAACACTGTGACATACACAGTTCCAGCCAACACAGACCTGGGTCAGAAGATTGGTCAAAGCACAGCAGCAGTGGCCATTCATACTTCTTTGGCAGCGCCAGGAGCAGCTGCCACTCCCATACGTGCTGCTGCCTTGGCAGACAGTCCAGGTCTGCTGATACTGGATCCCAGTCTAAAAAATCCCAAACAGATCAAGCTCGACGCTGCCACTGTCAAGGATGCTACTCAATTGCTCACAAAATACGGTGCAGCCATGGATCAATTGTTTGATCCTGCTGAACTTAGAGCACGCAAGATCAGTGATTTTCCGGCCTTGGTCAAGACCTACATCAACAGTCGTGTGCGTACTGGCAGCTATGATAATTTGATGAGTGGTTTTGGTGACTGGGTTAGACAAAAGTCCCCTGCCAAGGCACCACGCATATTTGAATGGGCTACTGAAAACAAACAGGCAGTGGCAGCCCTGTTCCAAGCGTTCTTGGAAATTTCTAGTCTTAAAAATCAAGTGGTACGTCAACTGGATGCTCAGGCACAAGATGTGCAGGCCAGCATCAACAACGAGCCTGGACATGAAGGTTATGTGGGACAAAACATGAAGTTTGTGGATCGTTTTAGATTCAGCAAGGCAAACTTTGCACAAAACAATCCTGAATTGACATAGGTACCAACCGATTTCTGCCTTTTGGTATAAATAAGTGCAGGGACGAAACATTCCCACTTAACCAAGGAGAATTAAAATGGCAGTATTCAATCCAGCAAACGGTGATGCACAACCGGTATTTGCCTTAGACTTAGCAAACGGCCCACAACAAGGCCAAATCTCTTCAGCTGCACTAGTGCAGATGGCAGGTCCAAAACTGGACTTCTTCGGCGTTGTGGTTCAGAACGGTTCACAACAGAATATTGACTTGCAAAATCAGTTGGGTAATGTAACATCAGGTGTTTTCACACCAGGTGTTATTGTTCAACTAAACCAAAGCATTCAAACTACAGCTACTATTGCTATGTACCAAGTTGAAGCTGCTTCAGCTGGTCAGATCAGCTACGCTGTTTATCCAAGTGGCGCTTACACAGCAGCCGATCTGCAAGCTCAACTGCGTGCATTAGGTAACATCCAGATCACAGCCAGCGATGGTACAGTAACTGGTGTCAACGTTACAGGTACAGACGTTACAAACGTAGGTTTCAAACTAGCTTTAAGTTAATTCCAAGTCAGTTTAGTATAGACCCAGAGCCCCGGATTTATTTCGGGGCTTTGTTTTGACCATTAAATACCTATACTATGCAACCACTCAACCCAATTCCATTATGGCCTGTCTTGATGTACGATTTTCAATGGGCTGACCACGATCAACATCGAGACGAAATTGCCCAGGTCTGTTACGAGCTTGAAGCCAAGAAACATGTCAGCAATGTTGCTCCTGATGCCAAACGTGGCCTGTACGAGAGCGGCTTTGACTTTGTGTCTACAGATTCGCCTGCGGTACTTGCATTCAGTCACTGGGCCAAACAGTGTATGTTTCGTGCTGCTGCCAATGCCAACAAGGCCTATTGGCCCCCAGGTATGAATGTCACAGTAGAGATACACGAATCCTGGTGCCACATCACCCGCGACGGTGGCTATCATGACATGCATGCTCATCCTGGCAGTTCTTGGTCTGCTATCTATTATGTAGACACCGGAGACATGGGTGCTGCTGAAGATAAAAATGGTGTCAACAGATTTTACAACCCCAATAATTGTGGATATGCAGATGCAGGAATGGCCTGGGTCAATCGCAACACCAGTATTGACTTCAGAGCAGAACCTGGTATGATGGTGGTTTTCCCCAGTTGGTTGCAACATTCTGCTGTGGTTTACCGTGGCAAGAAAGATCGCATTGTGATTGCACTAAATTGCAGAATCACCAGATCTGACCTGTCACAGGTAACATTGTCTATATGAGTCAACGCATACGATGTCAGACTCGATTTGATATTACCGAAACAGGTGTAAAGAATCGTAGTCACAAGTCCAACATGCAGTTCAAAGATGTCTCGGGTCGTGTAATTGGCACAGAGTCGGAATGGAACCGGGCCAGAAATCAACAGTGCAACTGGGAAACTGTGAATCAAATCATTTCCTTGCGAACCTTGCCAGAAAATATCACCCGGCCTGTACACAATGCGGACACTGGCATTTGGTCGTTTGAATTTGTAGTGGTTGATCCTGCCACTGTGGCCTGTGATGGTAATCCAGTGGGTTATCTGCAAAAAGACTGCGAAGATGTGCCCATGATCCAGGGCCTGGATGAAACAGGAGAAATTGCACCGGTCTTGGTGTCTTTGAGTGCAGATGCCAACATCTGGTTTGAGCTGTTAGCATAAATAAAACATCCTGGGACACACAGCATGGTTGACACAACTGATATTGAAAAAAAGAGTTTGGAAGCACATGTGGAATTGTGTGCCGAACGCTATCGTTATCTGGAAGAAAAGTTAGAATCACTTGAGGCCAGATCAATTGAAAATAACAAGATGATTTCTGACATACGGGGCATGATACAGACAGTGATTGCCAATCGCAATGATCAGATCATCAAGTGGGGCCTGGGCATTATTGTTACACTGGGCGGAATAGTGGGCTGGCTCGTAACGC